CGGATACGATAGTAGCAGGATCAACATTCAGGCCCAGAGTCAAGTCGCCAATTGACAATGCAGAATCGATGCTAATTAAATCAGCTCCACCAATGTTTGTGTCTATTTGATAATCTGTGGAGAATATAACAGTAGGATCAATAGCAACAGCGTCTACGAGATAACCGACAGATGCGTTAGTAGAAATTGAGGCAGTCGACGCTATAGTATTCGGATCTATAGTTGTTTCAAATATTGAAGTTCCAAACACCAGAGTTGGGTCAACGCTGATTAAATCAGCACCACCTATATTTGTATCGATACTATAATCTGTAGAGAATATTACTGTAGGCTCAATTGACCCTAGTTCAAAGCTAAACGAAATGTTGCTGTCTGTCGATAGATCTGTTGTAGGCGCAATACTGGTTGGAGAGACCAAGTAAGATACCGACGTTGGTCCAAACTCTAATGTAGAAGTAATTTCCTCAGCAACAGCAAATTCAACACTGTAGAATATGTACGTGTTTGCAGAAAAGGATAAGGCCGCGTTAGATTCTATTCGTAGGTCGGCAAATAAATTAACACCTCCAGGATGAAGTATTGATTTTACTATTTCACGGTAGGCATCGAGAGACTGATTGGTACGTAACACATAGGCAAACTGCTGATAATAATAATTATCTTGCAGCCTATTATTCCACGACAGGAATCCTTTGGTATCTGTATACTTACCATCGTAATTTACAATACCAGATACACCAGCTGAACCAGTTCCGTTTTGAGCTGAACGTGTTGTATTAGTAATATTAACCAAGTCAATTCTATTGTATCCAGTACCAGCATTATCCACAGCAACTGATGTTATTGATCCTCCAACTGGTGCAGCAGCAAGACTAGCATTGAACCCTTTGATACCCCCAGCTCCATCCGAAAGATTTTGATCAGCAATAGCATCCTCTCTAACTGTAACAGATGGTAAAATATTATATCCTCCACCCCTTGTCACTGCAGATACAGAGCTAATTGTTCCAACGACAACATTGGAAGTACCAAGAGCCGATCCAAGGATAGTGCTAGAGTTGGCTATAGCTAGATTGGCGCTAATGGAGCCT